GTAAAGTCTCCAGCAGTTGAAGTTTTATCACCACCAAAATCAATTGTAGCAACTGATTTGTTTGAATCGCTTGAGTTATAAATCATACAACCTCTAGCAGTAATAGTAGCTGTACCAAAGGTTAAATCATTAAAGTCACAAAACGCAGTAGTACCAGAACTTGTTGGAGTTACGTTTGTTAAATCAGCTCCACCTGAAGAATAGTTAGTACCAGATGCTTGACCTGTAGTAGTAAAAGAAGTTGTTGTAGCTCCTAAAGTAGCTGATGAAGTATACAAAGCAAGCTTATAAGTATCGCCAGCAGTACCTGCTGTAAAGTTGTGATTGCCTTTTAAAAGCTCAGTTTTAAAGCTTGTTGTAAGTGTTGATGTAATTGCCATAATTATAGTTTCCTAATTAAATCAGAAGCTTGAGTTAAACCTTCTTTATCTAATTTATTATTAATTGTAATCCTATCAGATTTTATAGCATTTTGCATATATTGTTCAATAACTTTTGTAATGTTATCTTTGTACTCTTGAACTTGTTCTTGAACTTTTTCTGGAGCTTCTTCACTTACTTGTATAATTTTTTCTACGCAAAGCTTTGCCCAAAAATCAACTGGATGCCCCCCTTCTTCTGTTGTATGAACTTCAATAATGCCTAGCTCAGGTCCAGCTTTATAACTCATTACCATTTATTTGGTTCTCCTACTTTATTTTTTTTAAGATGAGTATCATTTCTATCAATCAAAACGGGTTCTTGTTCTTGTTTAAATTGTTGTAGTTGACTTCTTTTTTTAGCAATCAAGACTCCCCTCTCATCTGTAATAACAACCAAAGGATCATCTAAACGATGGTAGCCATAAAGTTTTTCGTCAGCTGGAACAGCTGTATCAAGAAGATAACTAGTAGCAGCAACCTCAACTTGAATGCCATTAAACATAGCTTTGCTTAACCAAAACTCTACAGAAGCTCTGCCTGCTTCAGCAAAATGCAAATTACCTTTATAACTAAAATCAATTCCAAACATTTTAATTTTTCCAACCTTGTTCCATAAAGCAAATGCTACTGCATAAGCAACAGTATTGTTTAGATAATGAGATCCGCATCCAGCTAATACTTCATCAATTGGATATTCCACTAAGCCAGGACAACGATCATCTAATTCGCATGTGTAAATTGGACCTTGATGCTCAGTAAGAAGCTTAGCCATACTATCGGTTTGACCCCCGGCATCATCTCCATCTAAGAACCTAGATGCTGGATCCATCATAAACACTCTGTCATGGTAAATAACAGATGCCACCGCATTGATAGCCCACACTTCATCAAAATGTGATCCATGTGATTTTGCTAAGTTATAGTCAAACCAGCTTTTGCCCATCCCGACAATAGCCACAGTCTTGCCTTCAAGCTTCTTGATTGGTTTCATTTTCTCTCTCCTTTATGTAACCGTTGTTCTAAGCGAATCGTATCTGTATTCGTCTTTTCTTCCTCTGGCTTCTGCCATGTTTTTTAATCTTGCAATTTCTTCTGCAAATCTTGATTGATATAAAGCCATCATATCAGGATCGCCTTTCATAAATATATATGCTTCTATTAAACTTCCATAAAGCAATGCGTTAGAAGCATTTTGTGAAAGCCAAGTTCCAGAAGTTTGAGATGTTAAACTAGATGGCTTGTAAAGATAATGAAGCTCAACGTTGTAGTCTTGATCTGGAACAGGAGCAACAATAAGAGTAGATCCATTATCAGAGCCTGTAGAAAGCTCTTTATCAAAATCTGCATAATATAAAGGTCTGCCTCTTTCTGATGTAGCTGTTGGATCCGGGGAATACTCACGCATAAAGCTTGTATGTTTTTTATCTAAATAGTGATAGTCTCCATTTCCATCAATAACAGCTAAAGAAAAACTTAATTGAAAATCTGATGGAGCTGTAAGATATGTATTTCCAGTGGTTAAATTTCCTGTAACATTTTTTCTAAAAAAATCAAACTGAACAAGCTCAAACAACCTTTCTTCGCAAGTTTCAATAAAATCATTTATTGTATTTGTAAAAGTTGTTTCAGTATTCTGAGTATAATTTTGTATTAATGTTGTTAATTCAGCTAACGTCATGATGTTGTAATTGTAACCTCTCCAACAGCACCTGTCATTTCAGGAACTAAAAAATTTGTTCCTATGATATCTGAGCTCATGTAGTGTTGTTCGTAAATATTTGTATAGATGACCACCACATATCCTTCGCCTACTTCTTTGTCTGTATTAGGCCTAGGCTCATATAAAGCCTCTGGATCCATTACATGAGGAAGTGGCTCTAGCTGGGGATGTTTAGGTTCCCAGCACTCTGGACAAGTCTTGAGACCATTCCATTCTTTTTTTAATTGATTAAGCGGATACTCAAAAGCACATCTATCGCATTGTGCTATCGCATACTTGCCTGTAGCGTATGCCATATTAGTACCCTTGTCTGTATGGAGCTATTCTAAATGAAGCTCGATCTTCGTCCTGTGATAGAGCTCTTTCAAACTCTTCTTCGTACATTTGTTTTAACATGCCAACTCTGTCAGGAGCTTTCTTGATTGCAATGTAATATGCAAGTCCAGCTGCAAAACAGGGATAAAATCTAAAAGGCATATCCATGGTATTAGTCCCGGCATCAGCGTCATCCATCCTTACTAGCTTGTTAAAAACTAAAACATCAGTTGAATTTTCTGGAGATGGCCATATTTTTAAAACAGGAGTTGTTAGCTTGTCTAGAAAAAATTGAGAAGGTCTAGACTTGGTAGACTTGGTTGGTATATTTAAATACTCACTTCTGCTGACTCTAGACATCTGAAGATCTAAATCAGTTCCATCAGTGTTTCTTCTGATTGAACAATCTAATATATCAATAACATTAGAATTTAATGTGTAATCGTTTTGACCTTCAGTAACTGTTTGTGTTGCTTGTTCTATTGTCCACTGATTAAGACCACGGTTAGCCCATTCAGCAAGCATGAGATTAATAGACCGTCTTGCAGTTTTTAAATCATAGCCAGTTCTAAGTTCTAGGCCGCATCTTTCAAATGCTTCCTCTACGAACTCAGCTACGTTTGGTTCAAAGTCTGTTGTTCCTGATAATGCCATTATGAATATTTGGTTCTTTTTCTTCTGTTGCTCATTACTTTACCACAACCTTTAGCAATTCTCCTCACCTCTCCACCGTTTTTCATAGTTTTAACATTGGTTGGTTTTGGTCCAGTATTATTAGCAGCTCTCTTTCTTTGAACTGCACTTTTCTTTTCTGATGCAGACATTTCAGCTGCTTTCTTTTTTGGTACACATTTTGGATAGCCGCCTTTACCAGCTTTCTTTCTACCACACTTAGGATGCTTTCCTTTTACTTTACGAGATATGTCTACCCATTTTTCGTCAAGCCATGTTTGTAATTGTCCCATTATCTAAGTCTTTCTTTTAATACAATGCCTTGTCCTTTTATATTAACAAGCCCACCTTCTTTCATTTTTTTTGCTTTAGATTTTTTTGCATAGTTTGGATCTTTGCAATATTTAGATGCTGCTAAATTAGCATATGCACTAGGATACACATCAAAAGTTCTTTTAGCCCAAGCTTTTCCTTTTGCACATATTTTTCCTTTGCTTTTTACTTTAGCCATTTAACATTTCCATCTTCGTCTTGCTTGACGTATTCTTGAATTAGGATTGTTCCTAGTTTTAGCTGAACTTCTTTTAAGTTGTCCAAGTGATCTAGCGCAATAAGACTTACGTCTGTTAGCATCCTTGCTTCCTTTTTTAACTTTGCCTGTTACTGCTGTTTTTAAATTAGACCCTGGATTTTTTTTACGATATTCTCTAACACCTTTTGCTGTCATACCAGCGCCAGACTTGGTAGGTCTATAGTTAGCGCCTTTGCCTTTTGTTGTTCTTCGTATAGGTTTTGCTTTTTTTCGCTCTGCCATAATTAAGCGTTATCTATTAATATACCTTCAAATGTTGCAGCTACTGCCATAGTAGAAGCTGAAGAAGCAATAGCTCTTGCCTCAATATCTGTTTTTTCAGGAATTTGCAAAGGTAACTCCCAATCAAAATCAATATATCCGTCTGCTATAGTTACTTTAGCTTGAGTTCTAAAAACTCCGCCGAAGAATCTAGCTAATAATCTACCTGTTAAATATTTGTTGGCGTTTTCTGTTCCGCTTGAAATAGAACCCCTTACCACGTAAAGAGTTTTACCAGCTGGAACTGTATAAACAGCCATAAGCGTTTGATTTTCACCCAAATTTATTTGGGCGTAAGTTGTTCCACCGTTTGCGATAGTAATATTTCCTGTAGGGGCTTGATCGCCACTTACGTAAGCTCTAAATACCCTTCTAAATGTTTGAGTAGTTGTTGCTACGCCTGAAGAATTAAGAGTAACTTCCTGAGATACTTCTAAATAATTAGTATCAAGTCCAGAAACTAATACCTTTACATCCTCATCTGTAGCTCCTCCAGCAGATGTAACTGTCATAGCTAAAGC